TAGCATTAGACCAATTTGTTGTTGCATTGCCACGGGATACACCCAAAACCCATAATTTTTGTGGATAACTTCTCTCGGGCAATCCACTCGCAACAGCTGGATATGAACATTTTCTAAATGTTCCACATATTTCTTCTACCACTGTAGATTCATATTCATTTTTTGGTACAAAGATATACTGGAAAAAATATTGTTTTCTTCCTTCGGATACCATGGACATTTCAGCAATATTACTAAAACGTCTAAAAGTACTCGTAGCAAAAACTCTTTCGTAGTATGCCATTGCTGGTGCAGCCATACGTTCAAGCATATTCGAAAGACCACCACTATTTGCCAAACCTGCTTTTGTTAGTATGGGTCCAACTGGATTGCTATTACTTTCACCAAACTCATGTTGAACGTTATAACCTGGTTCTTTGGGCATCTGCAGTTTGATATGGAATTCTGCCCTACTTACTACTCCAGGACGAGTACGCTCTCGGTTTATAAGAGAGTATGGTGCAGCAAAAAAATTCATCCATAAAGGTTGTTCTGCTGCGTAAACGCCTTGTGGGTATTGGTAAAAACTTGCCATTTAAAAATATTTAGGTAATTTAACTAAATATTTAGATGGCATACAAAACTAAATATTTTCCCAAAAATAAAGAAAAATATATTGGTGATGTAGAAAACATTGTATGCCGTTCTCTCTGGGAACGGTCTGTTTGTAAGTTTTTTGATGAAAACCAAAGTATATTAAAATGGTCTTCCGAAGAAATAACCATACCATACTTAAATCCTTTGGATAATAAAATACACAATTACTACCCAGACTTCTTGGTTCAGTTTAAGACAGGAACAGAAAACAGATCGTGGTTAATAGAGGTTAAACCAAAAAAACAAATAATGCTAAAAGAAAATGCCAGCAAAAAAGAAAAGATAACGTGGATCATAAACAATGCAAAATGGCAGGCAGCTCAAAATTATTGCTCTAAGCATAATTTTGAATTTAAAATTTTAACAGAAAAAGAGATCTTCGCCAATGGCTAATCCTCAAAATTCAATTTTTGAAATAAAAAACTTTATTAGTCGTCACCGCGGTCTTCAACGTGATAATAGATATTCTGTTTCATTTTTAAATTTGCCCCCGGGGATAACACCACCACCACAAGAAGACTTTAAGGTTGCTGCTATAGCCGCAGGTTCTCGCGCTGTAGACGGTATAGCGGATAATCTTATGGGTTATGGAGCAGGAAGAATTGTGCCCAGATCTCAAAAATTTGTAGGTGGTATACTATTAACTTTTCCCGTGACCAATGATAACTTTATATTAGATTTTTTTAATCAATGGTTTAACTTCATATATTCTGGCGGAAGAATCCGTGGTAATTATTCCATGCCTTATATGGTAAATTACTATGACTATTCTGTTGCCCCAGTTCAAATGAAATTGAAGTTTTTAGATCCAAATGGGAATACCAATCGTGTATGTACTTTTTACGAGGTATATCCTTTAGAGTGTTTGCCATTTGAATTTTCTATGGCAAAACAAAATGACTTTTTAAAATATCAGGTACTGTTAAATTATAGAGAATATACATTTGGAGTAAATTAATATGGATTTATTAAAAGAGTTGAATAGCTTACTTCCGACATATACTGTCGATCTTCCATTTTCTAAAAAAGAAGTAGAATATACTCCATTTAGAATAAAGGATATAAAAAATCTTAGCATCATATTACAAGAACAAAATAAACAATTAGCTTTTTCGGCTATGATCGACATTTTAAAAAGAAACACAAAAAATGTTGATGTTTTGGACTTATGTGTTGCTGATGCTGAATTCTTATTTTTAAAAATAAGGTCAAAAAGCGTAGATGAAATCTTAAATTTAGTTTACAATAAAAATAAAATTAAAGTAAACATTAATGAAATTAAATATAGAAATACTTTGCAAGAAAGATCTTTAGATATTGGTAATGGTATATTTTTACAATTAAAAACACCATGTGTAAAAGATATTATTAGATTAAAAAACTTCGAAAAAGAAGACATGATAAAAAGTCTTATAAAATCATTTACAGTAAAAAATGAAATTTATGAATGCAATAAATTTGTTCCAGAAGAATTTAAAGAGCTTTTAAACAATCTACCAATGTCTACAATTTCACAATTTGATTCTTTTTTAAAGTCAGAACCAGAATTGTTTGTTCACATAAACATAGAAAATGAAATAAAGGAAGTGGCGGGCCTATTAAATTTTTTTTCCTATCGGTAAAGTTTTTTGATTTGATGGATTATTATTCTACAAACTTTACCCTAATAAACAAATATAATTGGTCAAATGAAAGTATTGAAAATTTAATACCTTGGGAAAGAGATGTTTATATAAACTTGTTGATAGCGTATGAAGATACAAAACAACAAAAACAAATGCAATCAAACGGTATGAAGGATTTTAATTTCTATGGCTGAAGAAGATAACATATCATTAGATGTAGAGGCAGAAACCTCTGCATTTTCTCCTATAATAAACTTTAATAATACTTCAGAACAAGAAAGTTTTTCTGGTCCATCGGATATGGATTTACCAGAAATGAACACGATTTCAGTAATACCAAATACAAGTTTACCAGAATCTGTTATAATAGAACCACAGGATGTAACAAAATCACCAGACCAATTGCCTGTTGAAGTTTTTGAATCTGCAGAATTGCCAGAAAGAACTGTAAATATTGCATCTTTACCAGAAATAGATATGCCAGAAAATGTGGTTACCGCAGCTTCAGATGATATTAAAATATCTTTGCCAGATCCACAATTAATTGAAAATACTGGAACGGAAACTTTAAAATCTGATTTAAAACCAGAATATTCAGAAATTATTTCAAATTTTTCTGTAAAGATGGACCCAGAAGCAACATATGAAAAGGTAACAGATTTAGAAGGAAAAATAAATCAGTTAGACAAAAATATGGGTGATTTAAAATATCCAAAAGGAAATTGGATTAATAATACAGAAAAAGACAAGTATGAGGAACGACCAACCGTTGAGGCTACAAATCTGGTCTTTGATGCAAGACTAAGACGATTTGGTTCAAGACCTATATGGACATAAAAAAAGCCCCTTGCGGGGCTTTTTTCAATCATTCTCCATTTCGGAGAAGTATTGCAGAGGATCTTTTTCCTCCACATTTTCAACAACAGTCTCTTCCACATCATCTTCGATGCTCTTTGCATCTGTAAATTGAGATCTGATGTCATCACCAACAGCCTTCTTAAATCTCTCATTTAGCTCATCAAAACTCTTAAATTGAGACTTATCAATAAATGGCTTTAGCGGATACTGTTTCTTCCAAAGCTCTTCTAGCTTTTTATCTTCTCCACCAAAAAGAGGAGCAGGGGAAGCAAATTCGCTACGGTCGTAGTTTACATAACCACCAACATTACGAATCTTGATCTTAAAGTCTGCACCAGTCCAAAAGTTAAATGGATCTACAGCAACCTCATCTTGAAACTCTGGATGAGCAAGACTTTGAATCTTTTGAAAGATCTTAGTTCCGTACTGATAGAGAAAAACCTTTCCCTTGTTTTCTGGATTGGCTGGATCTTCCAAAACTAAAATGTTAGAAATATAGGTAAGCTTGCGCTTTCTCTGGCGAGCAATGTTTTTGTCATCCTCAATACCACTATTCCATAGTTCGGTATTTGCTGCACAGACTGGGCACTTTTCACCAATTGTCGTAGGACAATTTTCATATAGCCAACCACCTTTTCCTTTAAATGTATGGCTATAAACTGAAACAAAGGGGCTGTCCTCCCCATCAATTTCAGGAAGAAAACGAATTACCGCATATCCGTTTCCAGCCTTATCGATACCCGGTTTCCACATGCGTTCATCTTTATAGCCCTCCTTTGATGTGAGCTTATCAAGACGCTCCGTTAGTGCTGCGACAGAATTCTTACTCTTCTTTTTAAAATCTGAAAAATTTGGCATTGTTATTCCCAAGGATCTACCTTGGCCTTTCTATAGTTTAATTATACAACCAATCAATCAAGTGGCAAACGTTTTGTTTTAGATTTTTTTAATAGATGTAAATTTTGGGCCTCTACTTGAATTTTTTCTATTAAAGGTTTTGTTAAAAGTTTTCCAGCGGTTCCCGGTTCAATATTCATATCTTCTGCCAATTCTAAAACACAGTCCATGAAGGGCAGTTTTGTTCGTTTTGCCCTATCTATTACCTGGTTTGAAAACCTTTCTTTGGCAGCATCATTGATATACATCGGGTTTATTATACTCCACAATACTAGCAATTCAATAATTAAATCTATCTAAATATTCTAGAACCAAACTATTTAGAGGACAAAATGGCAACAGATAGAGACCCAAATATTGTTATTGAAACAGCTGGTATAACCGCAACAATTGCAACAGATACGGTTGTCTTTTCGGGTGCCACTGCCCATTTCCAACTAACAAAATTGGTATATGGACTAACAGGTGCTGCTACCCTTGTTTCTAGTACAAATCCCCTTCCAGTAACTGTTGCCTCTGCCTTAACAGCCAATATATCAGGCTTCACTGGCACCTTTGTTGTCGAAGGAAAGGCCTCTGGAACCCCTGTACCAGTATCTGGGACGGTTTACGTTGCAGGTGCAACAGCTACACCAGTATACATTGCAAACTATAGCGGAACAAAAATTGAGGTTACGGGTGGAAGAGCTTTAACAAAATCCACAGATGCCGTTTCGGTATACGGTCCAAATGGTATAACTTGGGTTTATGCAAATTTAGTAAATTCAAGCGGAACTGAATTAGGAAACTCCGCTAACCCACTTTATACAATTATCAGTGGTGCAACTGTTAGCGTTACATTAAGTACAACTGTTGGCGTGACAAATGACGGAAGTTCTGCTCTAAAAATTCAAGGTATTAGTGGTGGAACGTCTGTAGCAACCACTGTTGGAAACACTGTTGGAATAAATGATACAAATATTTTAACAGGTATAACTGCTGTTTACAATAGAATGGGAACCATGGGGAATACGCTTGATGCAATCTACAATGCATTAGCTGTATTTGGATTGGTTAGACCAACTTCTGCAAAAGCTGGAGTAATAAGTGCCACAACATCTTCTATTGGTTTTTCTGGATTTACTTGTACTTCAGGAATAAATTTTAAATCTCTTGGAACTAATACAGATTTAATTTATCTGGGAACATCTACAATTGGAACCAGTTTTGGATATCAACTTGAACCAGGAGAAAATGTATTTTTAAATGTAGGAAATTTAAACATATTGTATGTACAGGCTAGGTCTGGAACACAATCAATGAGTTATTTTGCTTCATAATATGTCCTCAACTGATAATAGACTAGGATTAATAAAGGTAACTACTACAAATGTTTCCGAATTTGTAGGAAATACTTTAGATCCATGTTTTACAAAAGGCCTAATAGATACATATCCAAATGTTTATAAACTTGGAACTAGTTTTTATATTGATTTTTCTGATACCGGAAATGCTGATGATTTAAAATTTTTAAAAAAGTTTTTTAATGGAATACCTGTAGGTAGTACTCTTTCTATTTCTGGTGGAACTTATTTTGTAGAAAATACTGGAACACAGTATAGTTTTTCTGGAACTTATACATTTAAAGGAAAAACTGGTGCATATAACCAGTATTTAAATTTTTATGGAAATACATATCCATCTAATTTGCCAGACGGTTTATTTGAAAGCAAAAACTTTATAGGAAATTTTTCATTTTCGGCAGTGACTGGTGGAACATGTTCATATTACATGAACAGAGTAAATAAAGAAGACCCATTCAATTTAAAGTTTTTTGGTATATATGGTGACGATTATGGGTATGATGAGTTTATAGAGGTTACAGGATCTTCAACAAATACTGGAAGATTAAAAATAAATTCATTTTTACGCTTAAACGATAAAACAGAAATAATTTATTTAAACAATCAAAATACAATAACAAATGAAAATTTGTACTTTACTCCAGTTACAGTAAACTATTATATGAGAGGTATTCCAGATTTAGCTACATTGTCTGTTAACCAAAATGTAAATGGATTAGTTAAAAAAACTGACTATGACGGGAATACCATTGATATATTTGATAATCAAAATTTAAGACAAAAGTATTCAAGAGAAATACAAGATAGTGTAAATTACTATGATTGGTATGGATACTACCCAGGTTCAAACTACAAAAACATATACAATCCATATGCATATAGTTCAATGTCTTTTACAATCAACTATCTTTCTCTCCTTCAAATAACAACATTATTAATTTATACTGGAGATGTTTTATTAGAAAACACTTATGAACAGACTTTAGGATTGGTTGTAGATGGTGTACAAACAAGCAGTGTTAGCTATGGTTCTAATTTAAGAAGAACATCTCTTTCAACTCCAAGAGTTAAATTTGATTTATCAGATTCATCTTTATATTCTGCACTTATAGAACCATTTGTAGATGAAAACTGCTCGGTGCCATTAGATAAAGATTATTTTTTAACTGGTGTTCCTGGGTTTGATGGTGCTTCGTTTATATATTTAAAGTCTAGCATAAGCCCATCAGTAATTTACTTAAAAGTAACAAAAGCAAATATTTCTATGATACTGACTATAACTATTCAAAGCTGAACCCAAGAATAGTTATTTCCATCATAAAAATAAGTATACACATTTCCACTTTTTTCCCATAATTGTCCAATTTCTGGTTTTATAGGTGGAACATCAGAAGAATAGATTATACTATTTCCCACATATTCCCATTTTTTTGATTCTTGTATTGGTGAGCTGCTAGTGGGAACAACGCATCTATAAACATTGCCTTGAAAAACTACGGTGTCGTTTGCAGCATAGCTGTTTACGACACCGTTAAAACTTAATTTTTTATAATTTCCTCTAAACATTTAAAAATATTTAGAGAGATTATATGTTGTTGTTTTTAATTTGATTCAGATTGCAATTTATTTAATGCCTGTTTCCAATTTTCATAATATGAAAGCATATCACCACACAAAGGAGTAATAAACCAAACTTGATCTTTTGGAAGTTTAAACCCTCGCGTAATATCTGTATATGGCATCCATGTAACTAAGTTCCACGTCATGTTTTCTGTTGGCATCAGTGATGCTGTATTTTGAATATAATAATATTCACCTTTATCCAAAAATTCAGCAATCATTTCTTCACCATATTTAAATTTAAACAATCCTATATTCATGTATATACCTTTTTATTAAAATACTTTATTTTTATTAAAAGTCAAATTA